ATAAGATTCACCAATTAACAATGAGAGGTGGAGCAAACTTTATCGTATGTTCTCCTGACGTTGCTACAATTTTAGAATCAATCCCAGGATTCCACGTGAACGCTGAGAAAGATGCATTGCAATTTGCTGCTGGAGTATCAGTAGTAGGTTCAATCTCTAACAGATACACTGTTTACAAAAACCCTTATATGACTTCTAACCAAATATTGTTAGGATTCAAAGGTGCTAACTTCCTTGAGACTGGTGCGGTATATGCTCCGTATGTACCATTGATTATGACTCCATTAGTGTACGACCCAGATAACTTCACTCCAAGAAGAGGAGTTATGACTCGTTACGCTAAGAAAATCGTAAGACCAGAATTCTATGGTAAGATTTATGTAAAAGACTTAGCTAACTTGTAATCTTCGGATTCAGTTATTAAGTTCTAACATAATGTAGAATAAAATTAGGGGGTGAGAAATCATCCCCTTTTTTATGTCTTTTTATATTTAAATTTATGAGGTTACATACAATAAAAGATAAGTACGAAATTGGAAAGATTAAAACTTATGAAGACGTTCCTGGATGGATAGGATGTGCGGAAGATATCTATAAAATTATAATTGATAAATTAGAAGATGGTGATTCAGTTGTAGAAATTGGAACATTTTTCGGTCAATCAACAATCTTTATGGCTTCTCTAATCAAACAAAGTGGAAAGAATATAAAATTTGATACAATAGATTCTCTTTGGCAGATTGATGCTGATGTTAGAAGGGGCGACCATCCACAATCCTTTTATGAATATCGTTTTTCTAAAGAACTTACAAACATTCCGATTGATGAGTTGATTAAAGCACACTATCGTTTATGTGGTGTTGAAGAATATATAAATCTTATGATAGGGGATAGTAGATGGTTGTGGAAGTGGTATGATGAGGAATCCTTAAAATTTGTTTATATAGATGGTGATCATAATTATGATATTGTGAAAATGGATATGAACAATTGGTGGAGTAGGGTTAAGAAAGGTGGATATATGGGAGGAGATGATATAGATGCATATCCATCGGTTTTGAGAGCTATGAATGAATTAATCGAAGAAAAAGGTATAGATAGAGAAAGAGTTCAAATCTTTCCAAATTCTTTTTTAATTCAGAAATGATATTTATACATATAATTAAAATACAAACAATTTAATGGAGAACTTAGCTTCAATATTTTTACACAGCAGAACACAGGCACATCAGTTTCACACTAAAGTATCTGGACCTGGTTCATTAGCAATTCATTTGGCATTAGAAACATATTATACTGAAATCGTTCCTATTATAGATGGTTTGATTGAGGCATATCAGGGCCAGTTTGGATTAATTCAATATAAACAAGTAAATGGTGTTGATAATAATGCAACCAAAGAAAACATAATTGCTTATTTTGATAAATTAATTGCAATATTAAAAAGAGAAAGAGAAACCGATGAATTACAAGAAAGTTGGATTCAAAACGAATTGGATAATATTGCAAAATTGTTATATTCAACTAAATATAAATTGGTTAATTTGGCTTAACCGCAAATAAAAATTGAATGTCAGTAAACTCAAACATAAATCATTATCCAGGTTCATCATCATTTGAAATTGGACAAACTCCATTTGGAATTTATGATGATGATAGTATCTTTGGAGATGATGCTCCAAAAGTAGCACTTTGGTGTGCTAGAAGATTGGGATATCCTATTATCGATGTGGAATTAATCGATGATCAATTTTTTGCGTGTTTCGAAGAATCGATATCGGAATATGGTGCACAAGTAAATCAATTTAATATTCGTAATAATTTATCAATTGTTTCCGGACAAAGTACATCGACAAACTATACCGGACAATTAGTAGATGGTTCATTTGTTCCTACAATAGTAAGAATAAGTGATGCGTATGGAACTTTAGCAGGAGTTGGAGGAAGAACTGATATTAAGAGGGGTGTTATTAGTGCAAGTGCTAATACACAATCATATGATTTAAAAGAATTTGCAGAAACACATGAAAGTGGAAGTAGAATAGAAATTACAAAAGTTTATTTTGAACCTAGACCTGCTTTATCAAGATTCTTTGACCCATATGCAATTAGTGGTATGGGAACTTTGAATATTACACAAGAATTTGGGTTTACATCATTTTCTACTGCAACGCAATTCGTATTATTACCTTTTTATGAGGATTTATTAAGAATTCAGGCAATTGAATTTAATGACCAAATTCGTAAATCTGCTCATACATTTAATATTGTAAATAATCAATTGCAAATATTTCCAGTACCAACTACTGATCATAAAATATTTTTTGAATATTATGTTAAAAAAGAATTTGAAAAAAATTCAATAACAACTACTCCAAATGTTATATCCGACTACTCTAATATGAGATATAATTTTATACCTTATAGAAAAATAAATGATGTTGGAAGACAGTGGATTAGAAAATATACATTGGCTCTGTCCAAAGAATTATTAGGAGCTATCAGAGAGAAATATAATACTATTCCTATACCTGGTGGGGAAACCACTTTGGATGGTGCGCAACTTAGAGCAGAGGCTACAACTGAAAAAGAAAACCTTATTACACAATTGAGAGAAAACTTAGAAGAATTAAGTAGAAAAACTCAATTTGAAAATAAGGCAGCAGAGGCTCAGCAACAACTAGAAATGTTACAAAAAGTTCCACTAGCAATTTATATAGGATAATATGCCACGTTTTAATTCAGCCAGAGATATAAAATTTTTCGAACAAATTTCTTCGGAAATGGTTAATGATGTGATAGAAACATTGGTAACCCTTTTCAAAGTAAATGTGTTGGAAACTGCATATAATCTTTATGGAGAATCTCTTAATAAAAAATATTATAAAGGGATGGAAACATATTGTATGATTGAAAGAGCTGATACTGAAACAAACTATGAAGGTTATGGTTCAGATACATCTAGAACTTCTAATTTTAGATTCAACCGTCATACGCTAATAGATAATGATTTTTATCCAGAAGTGGGTGATGTAGTTTTATTAGATGGCTCTTATTATGAAATATCAAATGTGAAAGAGGATCAATGGATAGGTGGACAAGGAATAAATAAGTTTTCAGTAATTTGTGAAACATTCTTAAGTAGAAACACTGTAATCAACTTAGAACAAATAGTTAGATAATGGCAGATAACAAATTTTCAAAAATAGTAAAACAAGATGAATCCAAAATGTTGGGAATATCCCTTTTGGATGTTGATACTATTATTGCAAATTATATGGAATTACATTTGATTCCTGAAGTTGAATCAAATGGTAATAAAATAAAAATTCCTTTAGTATATGGTAATGCTGAAAGATGGAAATCTGCTCAAAAAGATGGATATTTAAAAGATAAATTGGGAAAGATTCAATTACCAATTATTATGTTTAAGAGAAATTCAATAGAACAAAATGAATCTATGAAATTTCTTAAAGACCATAGAGTAACATATCCAACTGTAAAAAAATATTCACAAAAACATGCATATGATAGATTCTCATTATTGAATCCGGATTTTAAAAGAAGATTTGAAGCATATGATGTTAGGATGCCTAATTATGTAACCTTAACATATGAGGTTGTATTTTGGACAGGATATACGGAACATAATAATAAAATAATAGAGCAATTCCAATATGCAAGTGAACAATATTGGGGTGAAGATACAAATTATAAATTTAGAGTAATTGTTGGTAATTTTGATAACCAACAAGAAGTGGGCGCTGGTTCGGAAAGAATAATTAGAACTAATCTTTCATTGACTGTTAATGCTTACTTATTACCTAAAAGATTTGATACCCAACCTACTACACAAAAAGGATTCAGTATCAGAAAAGTTATTGTATCAAATGAGGTTGTATTACAAGGTGGAGATGGTTATGATTTAAATGGAAGATTAACTACATCTTTAGAAAAACCATTGGAGAAATTTGGTTCTCAATTATTAGGAAATAAAGTTGAAACTGAATCAAATGATATATTTGGCGACCCAATTCAAACTGAAGATGGAAATGATTTAATAGCTGAATAATATAATATAAGATGCCAAAAATTTCTCAATTAAACCCAATATCTCAATTAACAACTAGTAGTATATTACCCGTTGTAGATAATGGTGCAACTCAAAATGTTACATTGAAAAGAGTAGTAGAATTCGTTAGTGCGAGTATCGATGTAACATTTGCTACTGAAATAGAGTTATTGCAAAGTGCATCTTCGGTTACATCTTCTTTAAATTCTTTTGCAAGTGCATCAATTTTATCGGTTGCAACTAAATTATCAACTTCATCTTTTGAAGCATATACCGCATCAGTTCAATCAACTAATACATCCTCTCTATTATTAACTTCATCTTTTAATACTTTCACATCTTCTTATAAAGCCGATAGTGCAAGTTTTGATAGTAGAGTTGATAATTTGGAATTAATAAGTGTAACTCCTTTTTTATCATCATCTACTTTTAATACTTTTACTTCATCATATACGACTCATAGTTCTTCATTTGATAGCAGATTGGATATAGTTGAAGGAATAAATGTAACTCCTTTTTTAAGTGCTTCAACTTTTAACACTTATACTTCTTCAAATAATACCACTAATACAACTCAAAATAGTAGATTAAGTTCATTAGAAAGTAATAGTGGTTCTTACTTATTAAAATCAGAGACTGGTTCATTTATTACTGAAGCGGAAACAGGAAGTTTCTTAACATCTATTCCAAATGGTATTATAAGTTCATCTGCACAAATAACTAATTTTGGATTTGCAACTACTTCATCAGTATTAAATATTGATACATCTTCATTAGTAACTACATCTTCATTTAATACATATACTGCAAGTATTTCAACTGCAAGTTTGGTGAGTAGATTACATTCAATTGAAAGTGTAAGTGGTAGTTGGATTACCGAAAGTGAAACTGGTTCATTTGCTTTAAGTGCAAATTTACCAATTGTAACTCCGTTTTTAAGTTCTTCTACTTTTAATACATTCACACAATCTTATCAAACTGATAGTTCAAGTTTTAACACTAGAATAAATAATGTAACTGGAAGTATTGCAAGTGGAACAGTTAGTTCATCTATTCAAATAACTAATTTAGGATTTGCTACAACTTCCTCATTAGCAGTTGTAACACCATTCCTAAGTTCTTCGGTGTTCAATACATTTGCGACAAGTTCAAATACATTTACTGCAAGTGTTAATACAACAACTGCTTCATTGAATACTTTTAGTAGTTCAATTAATACATTCACTTCATCATATACGACTCATAGTTCATCTTTTGATAGTAGGATTAACTCAATTGTAAATGGTAGTGGATTTGCAACAACTTCTTCATTCAATAGTTTAACATCGAGTTTTACAACATATAGTGGTAGTATAAACACTTACACTTCTTCAATGAATTCTTATACTGCAAGTATAAATTCAACAACCGCTTCATTGAATAGTAAAACCGGTTCTTATGCAACAACTGGTTCAAATCAATTTAAGGCAGACCAAACTATTACGGGTTCATTGACGGTAACTGCATTAACCACAATTAGTTCATCTATATCCGCAAATAGTTCATCACTTTATTTGACAAGTGGTAGTAATTTATATGTTCAGAACAATGGATTAGTTGAAATTACAGGTTCATTGATAGTAAGTGGTTCAAATAATATAAATTTAGTAGTTCCTGTCTTAATAATAGGAACGGGAAGTGGAGATGAAGGTGGTGAAATAAATTTAGCAAAAGCAGTAACAAACACAACTTTAACCGGTAGTGGTGTAACAGTTGATGTGTATAGAGATAGAGTACGAATATTTGAACAAGGTGGTGATGCAAGAGGTGTTTATATTGATTTAGCAAAAACACCTGCTGGTGTTGCCGGTGAATTATTATGGAAAGCAAGTGGTATTGTAAATGCAGGAACATTTGTAACATTAGATAATATAAAAGCAACGGTTACAACAACAAGTAATAGAGGATTAAGTTTAGCAACTGTTGCTGGAACTGTTACAGGATATATTTCGGGTCATTATGTACTTTTAAGTGGTTCGCCAAATGGAGGTGTAAGTACGACTAGTTTATCAACAACTGCAACTTCTTCAATGTTTAGTTGGAATTTCACTAATCAAGGTGATACCTCTACTTACATTTTAAGAGATGATACAAATAATAGAGTATATAGAATAACATTGTTAATTGGTGGTAGTTATAACAATAACTTCATTTCAATAGAAAGATTATTTTAATAAGATATGGCAATAACTTTTTTAAATGGATTTACAATAGGAGGTTCTACGTTAGGAACTATAAATAATCCAGCCATATCAGCGGTTCAATTATATAATGCCGGTATTCAAACAAATGGTTGGTATTATATTAAAACTGGAATGATGACAAGTTCGATGCAAGTATATTGTAATCAAACTGATAATGGTGGTGGTTGGATGTTAATTTCTTATAATCCATCTGGATCGACTCAATTAGGGTATCCATATCCAAATCAATATAGTGGTAGTGTAGGAACTACATTTAATAAGCATGTTAGAAATGCAGAAGATTTGTGGTATAGCGCAAGTGGAAGTGCACAATGTAATTCAGTAATGAGAATGGCATCAACTGCATCCGTTCAACCACATTTATCGAATTGTAGTATTGCACATCAGACAATTTATTCAAATCCAAATGCGTTAGATATAAATACATCCAATCCAATAACTACTGTAAAAACAGTAGGTAGTGCATTGACTGGTAGTTGGTCTGCAATAAAAGGATATACTTTTATGACAGCATCTTCTTATCCGGTAGCAGCACCACCTGATTGGTTATATGATACCTCAAACTGGTGGACTACAAATGGCCCAACAAATGCTTATCCTGATGCACCTTATGGTAGAAGTGGAAATGCACAAGGAACGGGTGGTTGGACAAATAGAAATTCAAATCAAGTTTATGGATTATTAGGAAGTGTAACAACAACTGGAAATGCTCTAACATCCAATTTTAATACATTAGCAGTATATATAAAATAACTATCTTATTATGAGTTATTTTTTCAACCCTTATATTTATAAAAGAATTCAATAATAAAATAATAAATGGCAATTTTCCAAATACGAAGAGGTAGTGTTAGTTCCAAAGGAACTTTACAATATGGAGAACCATATTTAGTATCAAATAATCAGAGTATAGTTTTTGGTGCTAGTGGTAGTGGGGAGATAACTTTAGTAAAATTAAATTCAGGATCTACTCCTAACTCAACTTGGGGTAATAGTGGTTCACTTTCTTTAACCGGAGATATTACTGCATCAAATGCGTATTTTGCTGGAAATGTTTTTATTAGTGGAAATCTTAAATTGGGTGATGTAGATTCCGATACAATTAATGTTGTAGCATCTCTATCATCTTCATTAATTCCTCAAGAGGGATATATTCATGATTTAGGAAGCACATCAAAATATTGGAATAGATTATATGTAGGAACTGCATCAATTGGAGAAATAAATAATTTTGGAAACATTACTACTTTTTCTTCTTCATTGAATTCAAGAATTAATAATTTAAATGTTGTAAGTGCAAGTGTAAATGCATATACTGCATCTAATACAACAAATATTAATGCAATTCATATCTCGACCGCAAGTTTAAATTCTTTTTCTGCTTCGGTTAGTTCAGCAACTTCTAGTTTATATTCATTCTCTGCATCGGTAAATTCAACTACTGCAAGTTTGAATACTTCAACTGCAAGTTTAAATGCTTATACAAGTTCAAATAATATTAACATCACTGCAATTCATACTGCTACTGCAAGTTTGAATTTATATACTGCATCTAATAGTTCAAATGTTAATGCAATTCATATTTCGACCGCAAGTTTAAATGCATTTAGTGCTTCGGTAATTGCAACCGGATCAATAATGAATACGTTTACCGCTTCGGTGAACATTTCAACTTCTAGTTTGAATTCATTTAGTGCTTCGGTAATTGCAACGGGTTCTATAATGAACACCTTTACATCTTCTGTTAATTCATATACATCATCATTAAACGATGCGATTGAATTAACCGGATCAAATGTAACTATTAAGGGTAACTTTTTAGTAAAAGGCACATCTACAATTGTAAATTCGACAACTGTTGATATTGGTGATAATATTATTTCACTTAATGGTACTGCCGCAACTAATGGTGGTTTAATTGTTAGAGATGCAAGTGGAGCATCTACAACATCTGGTTCTTTATTGTGGGATACTACAAATGATTATTGGATAGCAGGAAAATCCGGACAAGAAGAGAGAATAATCTTAGAAAATAGATATAATACTTTTAGTTCTTCAATTAATAGTAGAGGAGAAAATTTAGAAGCACAAACTGCTAGTTTTCATTCATATAGTAGTTCGATAAATAACTATACTGCATCAAATAATAGTACAAACTCTACTCAAAATGGTAGATTGGATAGTTTAGAAGGAACAACTGGAAGTTTGAATGCATATACTTCTTCTAATACTTCTAATATAAATGCAATTCACGCTTCAACAAGTAGTTTAAATACATCTACTGCTAGTTTGAATTCATATACTGCATCTAATAATTTGAATATAAATGCAATTCATACTTCAACTGCAAGTTTGAATTCATATACCGCTTCTACTGATTTAAGATTAAATTCATTAGAAATTGAAAGTGGTAGTGTAAGAACAACTTATAATTCTTATACATCTTCTGCAAACGGAAGAATTGGATCATTAGAAACCGAAAGTGGAAGTATTAGAACTGATTTTAATGTACACACTTCATCATTTAATGTGGCAAGTTCTTCATTTAATGTGAGAGTGGGTGACTTAGAAAACTTTAGTGCATCATTGAATGCATCTTATGTATCGGAAATAGAATTTGGTGCATACACCGGTTCTTTACATTCTTTTACATCTTCGGTAAACTCTACAACTTCTTCGCATGCTAATAGATTAACTGCATTAGAAAACACAACAGGATCTCTTAATACTGCAACCGCGAGTTTATTTATTTCTTCTTCTCAATTGACTTCTTCATTAATGACGATTTCATCATCATTGAGTGCGAGAATTAATAATATTGTTGCGGGAACTGGATTCTTAGAGGATACAACTTTTGAAGCATATACTGCTTCGATGGATCTTTACACATCTTCTGCAAATAATAGATTAACTGCGTTAGAATCATTTACATCATCGATAGATGCAACATATGCTACTGATGCAGATGTTACATCTTTAAGAGGTACATTAAATTCATATACTTCTTCAACTGATAGTAAAATTAATTCAATCTACGTTGCAACAAGTAGTTTGAATTCTTATACTTCATCTAATGATTCTACAAATACTTCACAAAATAATAGATTAAATGCATTAGAGTTATTTACATCATCAATTGATACAACGTATGCAAGTGATGCGGATGTAAATGCTTTAAGAGGTACATTGAATTCATACACTTCTTCAAACGATGGAAAAATCAATTCAATTTATTCCACAACTGCAAGTTTAAATTCATATACCGCATCAAATACTGCTAATATAAATTCAATCAATTCTACATTGAATAGTTTGAATTCTTACACATCATCAAATAATGGTGTAATTAGTAATTTGAGTGCATATACTTCATCGAATATATTAAATATAAATGCTATTCATACTGCTACTGCAAGTTTGAATACATTTACTTCTTCTTTCAATTTAAATGTAAGTGCAATTCATACTGCTACTGCGAGTTTAAATTCATATACCGCATCTAATACTACGAATATTAATGCGATACATACCTCTACTTCGAGTTTGAATGCATATACTGCATCAAATAACACAAATCTTTCGTTACTTAATACTGCGACAAGTAGTTTAAATAGTTTTACATCATCTATTAATACTACTATTAAGAATAAACTTAACGCAGATGGTATAATTAGTGGTTCATCTCAAGTAACAATTTCATCTACAACTGGATATGGAACAATAATTAATCAGGCACTATTAACCACATCCGATGTTCAATTTAATTCATTAGGTGTTGGAATGGCAGCTAGTGCAACTGCTGGTAGAATTGATGCTACAAATGATATCGTTGCATATTCTTCATCGGATAGAAGATTTAAAACTAATATTATTCAAATTAACTCTCCTATTCAAAAGGTTAAAGAAATTGGTGGATATGAATTTGATTGGATTCCAAATATTGAGCATGGATATGAGGGGCATGATATAGGAGTAATTGCTCAAGAAATCGAAGCAGTTGTTCCGGAATTGGTACAAACTAGAGAAAGCGGATACAAAGCCGTAAAATATGATAAACTTACTGCTCTTCTTATAGAAGCAATCAAAGAACAACAAAATACGATTGAAAAATTAGAGGAAAGAATTAATAAATTAGAAGCAGAGAAGTAAATATATTTAATATATCCTCTTTCTCATATTTATAATAGTTAAAACACTAAATAATTTATTAATTACAAATGGCAGCGGGTAAATATTCATTTTCAATAGAGCAGGGAGCAACTTATCGATTTTCAATCGAATATACCGACTCATCGGGTTCAGCAATTGATTTGGAAGGATATAACATGAAAATGCAAATTCGTTCTGATTATGCTGATAATTCAAATACTTTATATGCTACATTAACTGATATAACTTCTTCTGTTGATAGAACGGGAAGTTATTTGTGGTTTACTGGAAGTGCTGGTACTGGAAGTTTCGGTTCAGGTTCAGCGGCTAGACTGGGACAAATAGGAGTTTACTTAAATGCTGATACAACTGCGGAATTTGATTTTGAAGAAGCATATTATGATATAGAATTATATAGTGGAGATGAGGTTTACAGATTATTAGAAGGTGTAATAACTAATAGAAAAGAAGTAACTAGAATTTAATAATGGCTAGTAATAAAGTAATTATAAATAGCGAAGCAAATTCAGTCGTAATTTCCGAACCGGTTGAGGGATCACGAATTGTAAAAGTAATTGCTGCTGGGCCACAGGGTGCTAGAGGAGAAGGATTTAATACCGTATCATCTTCTCTTAACGAAAGATTGGATGTATTAGAATCATATTCAGGTTCTTATACGGGTTCTTTTAGTGGAAGTTTTTTTGGAGATGCTGGAGGATTAGTTAATATACCTGCATCCGGTGTAGTTGGATTACAATTAAATCAAATTGCAAGTGGAGATGTTACTGCATCGGTAAGTAGTGGTGGCACTTCATTTAGAATTTTTGATACAAAGGATTTATTAAGTTTAGATGATACTGGAAAACTTTGGGTAACTGGTTCTGTAAGTGCATCTTTAATATTCGGACAAGTAGTTAGTGGTAGTGAATTAATTTTTAATAAATTAAGTACTTCACAAAGTTCGGATTCTCAATTAGTAATAGGAAATTCCTTTGGGAATTATACAAATAAACAAACAACCATATTTAAAAATGGTGATGTTATATTAAGTGGAAGTTTAATTTTAGAAGCAAAAAATGGTGTTACTGCCGTAGCAGGTGGGTTAATATACTCTTCTTCAAATGAATTTTATCTTGGTTTTAATTAAATCGTATTTGTTATATATTTATACGTGTTATAATAGACCCCAAAAATAAAAGTAAATTAATATAAAATGGCAGTTTGGAAAAAAGTCATAGTATCCGGTAGTAATGCAGAATTATTAGCGGTAACCGCATCTCAAGGCGTAGTAGTAGGTGCATCGGGTTCCTTTGTAGGATTTAACCGAATAGGAACAAACCAATCGAACACTGTATTATCAGGTTCGTTTACCGGTTCATTTGTCGGTGATGGTGCGGGATTAACTGGATTGGTATCAACATTAGGTATCACCGGTTCGGATTCTTCAACTGGTACCGTATCATTAAAAACTCAAAATTTAACCATAACCGGTGCTAGTAACGAAATTAATACAACCGTTAGTGGTCAGACCGTAACAATTGGTTTAGTAGATAATCCTGTAATCACAGGTGATATTACAATTGGTGGTAATACCATTAGTTCATCGACTGCAACTGCAATAGAATTAAATGGTTCTGATGTTGAAGTTAGGGGTGATTTGCAAGTTACTGGTAATGATATTAAATCATCAACTGGGGCAACCAATATTACTCTAACTGCGGGAACTTTAACAACATTTGCAGGTGATATCAAAGTTAATGGAAATGATATTAGTTCATCTACTGCAACTGCATTAACTTTAGATGGTGAAAATGTAAAAGTTGTTGGTGATTTAACCGTTGGTGGTAATGATATTAAAGCAGGCGACGGAACTACTGCTATTACATTAAATGGTTCAGCTGTTTCGATGCCTGGAGCATTGACAGTAAGTGGTGATTTAACTGTAAATGGTGACTTAACTTATTTAAATGTTACTAATTTAGCCGTTGAAGATAAATTTATCTTATTAAATAGTGGTTCTACAAATCCTGATGAAGCCGGTATCGTAGTAGATGAAGGAAGTGGTGTTGGACATGCATTCGCATTTGATGCAGGAAGTTTAAGATGGGGTTTTAGTGGATCTTTTGATTCATCTGCAACTTCATTTACGCCTGATGCTTATGTGGCAGCAGTTGTAACAACCGATATTCCTGCTTATCAACAAGTTGGTAATATCAGAATAGAAGGTGGAGAGATTTATTTCTATGTATAATAATTAAAATAAAAAAAGGTTATGGGAATTTTTACAAAAAACCAAAAGGTTGTATCTACTGAATTTGAAACATCAAAAGAAGAGATTCAACAAGAAGAACAAATCGTTGAACCAAAGAAACCAAAAAATAATGGTGGAGTAGATTTAACGATAGAAGAGTTTGAGTATCTCTTCAGTTTAATTAAAAACTCAACATTTAAAGGTACTGAATTAGAAATTATTTACAGTATCATTCTTAAATTACAAAAGAGATATTTAGAAAAAAAAGAGAAGGGTAGTTAATCTACCCTTTTTTTATTCCTTTACTAAAAAATATAATATTTATTGATATATTGTTGGCCCGAAAGGGAAGTGGGCACATAAAGTGTAACCAACCGCGATAGAAGATGTAATTTTAAAGACTCCTAATGGTTAAATACCATAGTGTGTCATTCTTATATTCTATCGAATCCTTTTTCCAACAATACTAACTCTCAAATTGTAGTATTAAATGCCAAATTGGAAAAAAGTCATTGTTAGTGGTTCGGAAGCTTCCCTAAATAATTTATTTGTTGATAATGCAATAACTGCTTCGGTTTTTTCAGGAAGTGCATTTACCGGTTCGTTTAAAGGAGATGGTTCTCAATTAAGAAACGTTCCTTTTGATGATGGATTACCTGATAATAATTGGGATTTTAATATTCCGGATGAAACTCCGATAAATGATTTTCATACCGCATCGAATGATTATCTTATTGATTTCCGTAATGAACTTTTAGTAGGAGACCCTGCCGGTCTTATTGCTTGGTTTGGTAATTCCGATGGTGATACCCAATTACTTCCTACAAATAATGGATTAATTATAATTGCAGATGATGAGCAACAAGGATTAGTAACTTCTCAAGGATATAGTGGAAGTATTGTTGGTATTGGAAATGTAATGAATTATTCCGCATCAGTTGATGGAAGATTGAGAGGATTTGCTACAACCGGTTCAAATCAATTTAATGGTTCTCAGTCTATAAGTGGTAGTATAACTTTAAGTGGTAGTATTGAACATTTAAATTATATAGATTTTAATACTGCATCAGCGGCTCCTGCTTGGAAAAGCGGTAGAGTATATTGGAATAATACCGATGGATGTTTGGATGTATATAATGCAGAAGCAGATATAACCTTACAAGTTGGTCAAGAAAACTGGACAAGAGTATATAACGGAACTGCTACAACTATTACAAACGGAACACCTGTTAGAATTACGGGAGCACATGGGGATACTCCTGAAATTGAATTAGCAAAATCAATAGCGGTATCAGGTAGTGTAAATTTAGTAAATCAAATAATTGGATTAGTAACTCATAATATTGAAGCGGGAACTTTTGGATATGTTACAACTCAAGGTTTAGTAAGAGGAGTTAATACAAGCGCATTTAATGATGGTGATACTCTTTATGTTTCATCTTCAGCGGGTCAATTGACAAATCAAGCATTGGGAGCACCATATGAAATTATCCCAATCGGAGAAGTTGTAAGATCGGGGCCTGGGGGAAGTGGTATAATTTATGTAGCAATTCAACAACCATTAGATTTTTCGGATTTAAGTTCGGTATATGTTAGTGGAACATTTTCAGATGGAGATTTATGGCAATATAATGGAAGTGGTGTAAATGGTAAATGGAAACATAAATCTATTTCTCAAATTGGATTGGCAACAACTGGTTCAAATGCATTAACGGGATCACAAATAGTAACTGGCAGTTTAATAGTAACGGGGAGTGTAACAGGAAATGTAGTAGCATTAAGTGTAGCAAGTGGAACTGCGAGTATTGATTTTAGACAAGGAACTTTTTTTACATTAACTATACCTTCCTCAACGATAACTCATATAACCGCATCTAATATGCAACCTGGTTTAACTGCAAATTTAGTATTAACTCAACAGGCAACAACGGGAAGTGTAAGATGGGATAGTGGATTTAAATTTCCTTCTGGTTCATTCAATACCGGAAGTGCGAGTGGAAGTGCAGTTGATATAGTTTCAATGATGATGGTTAATACATCACAAATCCTTTCAGTAGGAGCTAATAGAATACAATAATGGGTTTATTTAGTACCATAGCATTTAATAATTTTCAACCTACAATAGTTGTGGGTGGTGGAGATGCTCCTTCGGGAACATTGGTAACTACTCCAACATTAAGTAATGCTAGTGTAGTTTCACAAAGTCCATTTAGTGGTGGTGGAAATGCATATTCATTAAGTGGTTCAACAACATCATATTTATCTGTTGCAGGTCAAAATGGTTTTGCCTTTGGAACAGGAGATTTTACAATTGAATGGTTTGAATATGATAGAGGAAGTTCTTCATTTCCACGTATATTTTGGTATGCAAGTAGTGCTGGTACAAATTCTCCGGTTATTGGTTTAAGTCAGGAAGGTAGTGCTGCTAGTAGAACAAATTATGTATGGACTGGTGCGGCACCAACGAGTTTGGGAAGTACGGCAGTAACAACAAATATTTGGTATCATTTTGCGTTGGTTAGAATTAGTGGTAAAATTTATTTGTACAAAGATGGAACTATAATGAATAGTGGCGGTACAAATTATACCTCAAATTTCACAAATAATACCGCAACATTTTATGTTGGTTCTAAATCCGGTGGTGGGTTATCATCAGAACAATTTTATGGTTATATAACTAACTTTAGAGTTGTAAAAGGATTGGGAGTTTATACCGGTAATTTTACAAAACCAACATCGGCATTAACAACGATAGCAAATGCAAACCCATATGGTGGTTCTAACACAGTTGCAATTCCAGATGGTTACACAAAATTATTATTAGTTCCATAAGATTTTGGATAATAAGAACAATATAATATTTATATAAACAAAAACGAAATAAATTAAAAATAGATGGCACTTAAATTTAGAAGAGGTTCGACAGCAGATAAATCCGGTTCATTAGCATTTGGAGAACCATATGTAAACACCTCACTTGGAACTTTACAAGTAGGGGGAAATTCCGGTGATTTAACTTTAGCAACGATTGGAGAATCATCCGCTGCTAATTTCTTATCAGTTTCCGCATCAACTTTTGTTTCTGCATCAACATTACACATTACTTCAAATGCAGAAATTAAAGGTAACTTAGTATTAGGAGGAAACATTACAATTGGTGACCAAACAACTGATACTGTTGCGGTAAATGCTAATTTAAGTTCATCTATAATTCCATCTTTAACAAATACATTTGATTTAGGTAGTGAAACAAATGCTTGGAGAGACCTTTATATTTCAACGGGATCAATTAAAATTGTAAATCCTGGTACAAATACAGTAGTTGGAACATTAACTTCAAATGCAAGTGGTGATTTTAAAGTAAGTGGGCAATTGAGTGGTTCTTCGGTAGCAGGATTAGGAAATGCTCAACAATATAGTGCTTCGGTTAATAGTAGATTGGATAGTATTCAAACTACAACTGCTTCTTTATTAGGAAGAGTAAATTCATTAGAAGTAAAAAGTGGAAGTTTAGAACAATCATTCCATACTTATTCCGCTTCTTTAAACACTTATACTCAATCAAATAATACTACAAATAATACTCAAAATAGTAGATTAAATTCTATTGAAAGTGCAACTGCAAGTTTAAATACTTATACCGCTTCAAATGATTCAACAAATGCGGGACAAGATGCGAGATTATCATCATTAGAAACTACATCTGGAAGTTTATTAACATTCTCCTCATCAGTTGCTAATGCAATTCAGTTTACGGGTTCAAACGTAACCATTAAAGGAGATTTTTTAGTTAAAGGTACGACTACTTCAATTAATTCAACAACTGTTGATATTGGAGATAATATTATATCTTTAAATGGAACTGGTGCTACAAATGGTGGTTTAATTGTAAGAGATGCAACCGGTGGAACAACTACATCTGGATCATTATTATGGGATACCACAAACGATTATTGGAAAGCGGGTGCAGCTGGTAACGAAGATAAAATTTTATTGGCACAAGAATTTTATACTTTTACTGCTTCAAATGCGGGTACACATAACAACCATAGTGGAAGATTAGATAGTTTAGAAACTACATCGGCTAGTATAAATTCATTTACGGCATCACAACTAACTACCCAAAATGAGCAAAATGTAAGGTTAAACACAATAGAAACCACAACTGGTAGTTTAAATACATTTACATCTAGTACGGCACCGAGATTAACATCTTTGGAAAATGCAAGTGCAAGTATTAGAAACGATTTCAATTTATTTACTTCTTCTACTGCAGGAGTGCATGCAAATCAATATTTAATACTATCTTCGTTAGAAAATTCAACTGCAAGTTTAAATTCATATAGTGCATCTAATAATACAAACATTAGTGCAATTCATACTTCAACTGCAAGTTTAAATTCATATACCGCATCTAATAGTTCAAATGTTAATGCAATTCATACTTCGACTGCAAGTTTAAACACATTTACTTCTTCCATTAATACTACAATTAAAAATAAGTTAAATGCTGATGGAGTAATAAGTGGTAGTTCACAAATATTAACTGGAACGACTATCCATAGTGGTAGTTTCTTTAACGGAATACCTGTTGTATCGGGTTCATCGCAAATAACTATTTCGGATACAACTGGATATACAACATATAGTGCATCTGTTGCAACTCTTAATGATAGTACAAACACATCATTGAGTAGTTCAATTTCTGCTAGTATCAGTTTATTATCTCAATCTATTGCAACATCTACAAATACATTAAGTGCATCAATTGCTGTAACTGATTTATCTCAAAATAATAGATTAGATTCAATTGAATTAATTAGTGGTTCATTTGCAAGAACAAATAGTGCAAATACATTTAATGGTAATCAAATAATAAGTGGTAATTTAACGATAACTCAAAACTTAATAGTTCAAGGTTCATCTTCAATTCAAAATATTACTTCTTCGAATTTAACACTTGGTTCTGCATTTGTAACTTTAAATACCGCAACTCCGGTATCGAGATTTGCTGGATTACAAATTATAGATAGTGGTTCATCAGGTGGTTCGGGATCATTCTTATACGATGCGGTTCAAGATGAATTTATATTTGTTCATAGAGGAAACGAAACAAACATAACATCTTCTCATTTCATAATGGGACCTGAAACTTATGATAATTTAGGAAACGAATCATATCTTACTAATAACCGTATTCCAAAAGGAAAAGGAAACGAACATCTTAATGATTCAAATATTACTGATACCGGTACATTGATTACATTAGGTTCAAATACATCAGTACAGGGTACATTAGTTGCAACCGGTACTGCATTAGTTTCGGGTTCTTCACAAATTGATCATAATTCAACTACTAACTATGATGCGAATAGACACATCGACCATACCGCAGTAAGTATTACTGCAGGAAATGGTTTAAGTGGTGGTGGAACAATTGCATCTACTAGAACTCTTACTCTTGATACCGCATCGGTTCATTTCTTAGATGGTGTTAAAAAAGAACTTAATACTGAAGGAGTAATTAGTGGTTCTGCACAAATCACAACATTACCTTCGATTGATACCGATGATGTAGTAGAAGGTGTAACTAACAGATATTATTTAGATAGTAGAGTAAAAACAAAATTAAATACAGATGGTGTAATTAGTGGTTCTTCACAAGTATCACATGATTCGACAACTGGATATTCTGCAAATAGACATATTGACCATACGGCAGTAAGTATTACCGCAGGAAGTGGTTTAACCGGTGGAGGTGATATAAGTTCAACTAGAACAATTTCTATCGCAACAGGTGGTGTTACAAATGATATGTTAGCTGGTTCAATCGCAAATGCAAAACTTACGAATTCCGCAATAACAATCGCTGGTACATCTGTATCATTGGGTAGTTCTATTAGTTTGGCAACTATATTGAGTACATCGGGTATGGTTAGTGGTTCATCTCAAATATCGCACGATTCTACAACGGGATATGTTGCAAATAGACACATTGACCATACTGCGGTATCAATTTCAGCAGGTAGTGGTTTGAGTGGAGGAGGAGATATATCAACGACTAGAACATTATCAATTGCAACCGGTGGTGTTACAAATGATATGTTAGCTGGTTCAATCGCAAATGCTAAATTGACTAACTCCACCATAAGTGGTATATCATTGGGTTCTAACTTAGCAACCTTAACAATTGGTACAGGATTAAGTGGAACTTCATATAATGGTTCAACCGGAGTAACGATTGCGAATACCGGTGTGACTTCAAACGTAGCGGGAACTGGTATTAGTGTAAGTGGTGCAACCGGTGCGGTAACAATCACAAATACCGGTGTAACTTCAGCAGTAGCTGGAACAGGTGTTGGTGTAAGTGCAGGAACGGGAGCGGTGACAATCTCTATCGGACAAGCAGTAGCAACTTCATCGAATGTTCAATTTAATTCATTAGGTGTTGGAATGGCAGCTAGTGCTACCACCGGTAGAATCGATGCTACAAACGATATCGTAGCTTATTCTTCTTCAGATAAAAGATTTAAAGATAATATTAAACCTATTGAAAATCCTTTAGAAAAAATTTCTAAAATTAGTGGTAACACATTTGATTGGAAAGAAGAAAATAAAATTGAGCATGGATATGAAGGAAATGATGTGGGAGTTATCGCTCAAGAAATTGAAGCAGTATTACCACAATTAGTTCAGACGAGAGAAAGTGGATATAAGGCTGTTAAATATGATAAGTTAGTTGCCTTATTAATTGAAGGTATTAAAGAACAACAAATTCAAATCAACGATATGAAAGTTGAAATTGAAAATTTGAAAAGACAAAAAGGTTTATAATAGATGTTTGATGTATATTTTACCACCGGTTTAGGTAAAATCAATACGGGAGTAGATATTTGGGTAAATAATTGGTTGAGTGAAATAAGTAATAACTTAGACACTCAACCGGTTTTACTTATATATAGAAACAAACCCTCTGATTTTAATTTTGAAATACCAATTGAACACTATTGGTATAATGATGAGAATGGAAATCACAAAGATATTTTTGAAGAAAAATTTAATGAATGTAGAAGAGTAAATATTTTACACGCTCATTATACTCCGTTTGAATTAATTGAGGAAAACTTAGATAAGTTATGGAGTTATGTAATTCATAATGATTTAAGTAGAGTTTATATTCAAAGTGGATTATCGGAATATGAATTTGGATGGATACCCCATTATTCTAAAGAGTGGGAAAATAAAATATTGATAAACGCAAAAAATAAAATTTGGGTAGGGTTATATGAATTATATGAAGATGTGTTTAATGGATATCAATCTATACCATCTTATTTTAATTTTATTCAAAATAAACCACTTTCGGAATCAAATAAAATAGGATTTACCAGTAGATGTGAAAGTAGAAAAAATCCATATTATTTAGATGGGTTGGAAGGATATATGTTTACTAATATTAGACCATTTCAAAAGACTTGGAAATTAGATAAAAATATAGACTTTTCAAAATTAAAAAAAATACAATTTGAAAGTGAATATAGTGAAAAATATTATGAGATGGATTGGGGAATTTCTCATTCCGCTTTTAATGCTGAACCATTTGGTTATTCAATATTTCAAAATGTAGATTGGGGTAAATTACCGATTTTAAGCAATGATTGGTATCCATCTATAAGTTATAAATTTAGAGCTAGTAATAAAAAGGAATTTCTAAATATTTATAAAGGTATTACAGAGTTATCATATGAAGAAAAGAAAATAGAGTTTCAAAATTTAAAAACTCAACTCATTGATAACTTTGATAATAAGCATATTTGGAAAGAAAAATTAATAAAAATATATAATGCCTAGAACATCTGGAGATACCCTATCGTTAAATAGTTTGCAAGGAGCAACAGGAGCTGCGGCAAAATCATTATCATCGGCTGCCGGAACAACAACTGGACCGATAGCAATGTCTCAATTTAGTATTGATTCGGTTGATTCGATTAGTGGATTTACATATGTGAAAGAATCTACTACTGAAACTTTTACGTTGGGGTTTGGAAATGCTGGAAGCCGTTTTTTAAGTAGAGTTGGTTCAGTTAGTACAAATTTTAGTTGGTCAATTGATGCACCTTCTGAATTTAGTATTCAAAGTTCAGCCCCATATAATCCAACTGTTACTGCACAGGCTATTGGTAATTCATCAACATTAAGTGCACCTGCTGCAAGAACAATAGGAGTTAAATTTGCAGATGGATTTAATGATCATGCATCTGGATATAATGTTAATAGAACTAAAACCGTTTATAATGTAGATGATTATGCCGGTGCTAGTGGATTGTGTTTACATTTGGATGAAGATGTTTTAATGGCAGATGGTACTACAAAAAAAGCGGGTGATTTAGTTGAAGGTGATATAGTTCGTTCTTATTATCCTCCTCATGTTGATACTTTAACTGATTTTAATTTCTATGATTGGACATACCATACTCCAGGAGGAATAATGGTAGATTCATATGTTAAAGATGTAGCATATACATTTGTTGATAGATGGAATATAGTAACTACTGATAGTGGTTCGGTTAGAGGTAACGGTGAACATCCAATGATGGTTTGGGATGTTAATGAAGAAGTTTATAAATTTAAACCATTGGGATTAGTTCAAGTAGGTGATAAATTTATTAAAGTTGCATTAGATGGTTCGATGGAAGAAGTTGAAGTTCTTACAAACGATGTTCAAAATACAACAATAGAAGTTGTTTCAATTGACGTTGAGGAAGTGGATACTTATTTAGTTAATGGATTTGTAACACACAATAAAGGATCAAATTCATTTGCAGGATATTCTATTTCAGCTGCACCAACCGTTTCAGTTTCAACTGTAACAATCGGCGGAGAAACTTATAGAAGATTAACTCTTTCAACAAATAGTGCGGTAACTTCACCTGGTTCAACTGCTATTTCGGCAAACTTCTCATTCGATATTCAAATTGCATCGGATAGTGGCTTCTCAAATATATTAGTAGCACCAACTGGATTTAGTGGAACTACATATGATTATAAGAGCGGAACGGCGATTTATGCAAGAGCTAGATTAAATTTTGCGGGATTACAAACTTCTTATGGTAGTGGTGCAACTGCTTAAATAATTACTATAAATATTTTTTGGAAAAACACTATAAATATGAGGTTATGAAAAAAACTTAATATTTATAGATATACATTTTATATATAAACACGTACAAAAATGGAAGTTAAAAAGTTATCTCAAGAAGAGTTACAAGAAATCAATCAAATCAGAAGTGAATATACCACTGCGTATGCAAATATCGGTTTGATTCAGGTTAAAATCAAAGAATTGGAAAGTGAAAGTTTATCGTATTACGAAACTTTAGAATTACTAAAGCAAAAAGAAATCGAAGTATTTGAGAAATTAAAATCGATTTATGGTAATGGAACGATAGATTTAGAAACTGGAGAATTTAAAGCAACTGCGGAATAAATAATGTTTCGCTGTTGATTTTAATATTTATTATAAGATTAACTTAGAAATTAAATTAGAATTAATATGGCAGAAAAAATTGTATCACCTGGTGTTTTTACGAGAGAAAATGACCTTTCTTTCTTACCACAAGGTATATCACAAATAGGTGCAGCGGTAGTTGGACCTACAGAAAAAGGGCCAGCATTCCTTCCTACCCTAATCCAAACACAGGCTGAATATGAGGCTATCTTTGGAACTCCTAAAGATTATTATACTGGATACGCAGTTCAGAATTATTTAAGAGATGCTGGTGCAGTAACGGTAGTAAGAGTGACTGGGGTAAATGGATATGCAAAAACGGGTTCAGCGGCTATTAAGGTAAGCAATGGTGTTACCGAAAGTATCGTTGCCGTATTATTCCATTCTTCATCAAATTTCAGTTCTTCTATCTCATTAAGTGATAGTGGAAGTGGATTATTTGCATTGAACGTAAGTAGTAGCATTTATAGTGCGAGTGTTAAGGTAAGTTCTGATAATACAATAGATGATATTGTAGGTAGAACACCTAGTTTTGGAAAATTAGTATATGCTGATTCTTTCTTCAACTTAGATGAAGCGGGTTCACCTTTAAGTGGCTCAACTTTATCATCATTAAGTGCAAGCATTGTAACTTTGGATCCTCAGGATTTCACAGGAACAAGTGAGGCACCTGCATATAGTGAAGCATCTACACCTTGGGTTAAATCTCAAACATATAGTGGTACTAGATATAATCTTTTCAAAATTCATACATTATCACATGGTGAAGAAGAGAATACAAGATATAAGATTCAAATCTCTTCAATCAAATCATCTAATGGAACTGATTTTGGAACATTCTCTTTATCGGTTAGAGGATATAGTGATACTGATAAGAGAAAGAGTGTGTTAGAACAATATAATAATTTGAACTTAGACCCTGCTTCTCCTAACTTTATTGCTAGAAGAATTGGTGACAGAAGCATTTCAATAGATGCTGCTGGTAAAATAACTGAAAATGGTAACTATTCAAATAGAAGTAAATACATTAGAATTGAAGTAGCTGAAGAAGGAACATATCCTTTAACTGCAATTCCATTCGGACATGATAAATACACTATTCCTTATAAATTAGTAGCAGGTGCATTAAACGCATTCCCTTCAGTAGTTTTCACCAATGATTCTGCTGCAGATGGTTCAGTTTTCTCAAGTGGATTTGATTTTGATTCTGCTAATAATAAAAACTACTTAAAACCAATACCAGCTGGTGCTGCTAATGGTTCAAACAAAGTATTTGCATTAGATGGCAGTGGTTCAAATTCAGTAACTAATGAATATAACGTAAATTTAAGTTCTGCTGAAACTACAAGTTCAACTGATATTGCTAAGAGAAACTTTGTAATTGCATTACAAGGTGGATATAAAGGTTCAGACCCTTCAAAAACTATTAATAAAGGAGTTGATATTGTTGCAAACAATACACAAGGATTTAATTGTTCAACTTCAACTTCAGAAGGTTCAGTAGCTTATGCAAAAGCATTAAATACAATTTCTAATCAGGATGAATTCGATATTAACTTATTAATAACTCCTGGTATTGTGAGACAATATCATCCTTATGTAACAACTAAGGCAATTGATGTATGTGAAACTAGAGAAGATGTATTCTACATTGCAGATTTTGTAGGAGCAAGTGCTACTATTGCTGAAGCAGTTGAGCAAGCAGCAGGAGAAGATACTAACTATGCTGGAACTTACTACCCTTGGGTTAAAACAATCGATGTAACTACAAATAAATTGGTATCAGTACCACCTTCAGTATTAATGGTAGGTACATTCGCACAAAATGATAGATTAGGAGCAGAATGGTTCGCACCAGCAGGTTTGAATAGAGGTGGTATTAGTGGTGCTGTACAAGTAGTAAATAGATTAACTCAATCAGAGAGAGATACTTTATACGAAGGAAAAGTAAATCCAATTGCAACATTCCCTGGACAAGGTATTAGTGCATTTGGACAGAAAACTTTACAAGATAAAGCATCTGCATTAGATAGAATCAATGTTAGAAGATTGTTAATTAACTTGAAAAAGTTCGTTGCATCTACTTCAAGATTCTTAGTATTCGAACAAAATACTGCACAAACTAGAAGTAAATTTTTAAACACTGTAAACCCTTATTTAGAGAGTGTTCAACAAAGACAAGGTTTATATGCGTTTAGAGTGGTTATGGATGAAACAAATAATACACCAGATGTAATTGATAGAAACATTTTAGCTGGAGCTATCTTCTTACAACCTGCAAAGACTGCTGAATTCATTACAATTGATTTCAACATTCTTCCAACAGGAGCAACATTTAATGTATAATTTGAATTAAGTAATATTTATATAAAAGATTAACATAACATGGCAGAAGTATTAGAATTTAATGAGATGTTCTATACGAACTTCGAACCAAAGATGAAAAACCGTTTCATCTTCGAAGTTGACGGTATCCCTTCATATTTAGTTAAGGCTGGTAACAGACCTACTATTCAATTTGAAAAGGTAACTTTGGATCACATCAATATCAAAAGACAATTGAAAGGTAAAGGAGAGTGGCAAGATTTAGAAATCACTCTTTACGACCCAATCGTTCCATCAGGAGCTCAGGCAGTAATGGAATGGGTTAGAACTTCTCATGAATCTTTGACAGGTAGAGATGGATATGCAGAGTTTTATAAAAAAGATGTAGATTTCTATATGTTAGGGCCAGTTGGTGATAAAATTGAACAATGGAAATTAAAAGGAGCATTTATCTCTCAAGCTAACTTTGGTGAATTAGATTGGTCAAATGCTACGGATCCTGCAACAATCACTGTAACTCTTACATATGATTACGCAATTTTAGAATTCTAATTACTCCCAATATACATTACAAAAGGATATCAGAAATGGTATCCTTTTTTTTGTCATAGCTCATTGATTTTCAATAAAAAAATTTTAAAAATATTTTCAAAAAGGCTTGTTTTTTCCAAACTTATTTCATACCTTTATTATGTAATCAAAAGAGATAAGTTATGAATATTAATGAATTAAATTTAACGGAATTAGAATCAAAAACCCTTTCAACTTTTATTGATTGTTTGTATGCTGAACCAGGTTACTCCGATGTGGATGTGAATGATTTGAGTGAAGAATTGGGTATCAGTACTAAGATTATTAGAGGAGCGTTGGGTTCGTTAGTTAAGAAAGGAGTTGTTACTATTAATACAAATGATAGTGGTTATGATATCATCGATTTGAATACCAAATATTGGTATTTAGTAAACGAAAATTGGGCGGAAGAAGCTAAAATGTATCTTTAATTATTAAACTTTAAAATATAAAATATTATGAACTATTCAGAATTATCAAAATTATCAGTAGAAGAATTAAGAAACATCAATTCATTAGTTGTTGACTTAATCAAACAAAAGCGTACTATTCAATCTTTAGAAAAGAAAGTGGGATTGCGAGTTGGTATGAATGTAAAAGTAAATCACCCTAAGTTGTTTGGTAAAGAGTTATCTATTAATAAGATTAACCGAACCAAAGCTACTCTAAGTGTAAAGAGTGGTGCTTGTTATGTTGTTCCGATTTCTATGATTGAAGTTGCTTAATATTTAAATGAGATAGTAAATATATAAAATGGTAGAGAGAAATCTCTACTATTTTTTTATTTTCAAAAAGTATTATATATATCTATATACAAAATATAGTTTTATTATGCAAGAACAAAAATACGATTATCCAACGGAAGTTATAACATTGCCATCCGAAGGGAAGGTTTATCCAGAATCAAACCCTCTTTCAAAGGGAACGATTGAAATTAAGTATATGACTGCTAAAGAAGAAGAAATCTTAGCTTCACAAAACTTAATTAAAAAAGGAATAGTTTTAGATAAACTATTCGAATCAATTATAGTTGATAAGGCTATTAATCCATCTGATATCATAGTTGGTGATAAAAATGCTATTATGTTAGCAACTAGAATTTTAGCATATGGTCCCTCATATGAAGTTGAAATTTATAATAGTAGAGATGAAAAGGAAACGGTAAAAATCGATTTATCAAAAGTTCAAACAAAAGAAATAGATACATCTGTTTTAAGAAGAGATAATCGATATAATTTCAGAACACCATCTGGATATGATTTGGTAATAAAATTATTATCACATGGAGATGAACAAAAGATTGATGAAGAAATCAAAGCACTTTCTAAATTTAATAAAAGTGGAGTGAGTGCTGAATTAACAACTAGATATAGATTTATCATAGTTGAAGTGGATGGAAAATCGGATACAAAAAGTATTGTAGATTTTATTAATAACAAATTCGTAACAAGAGATACAAGAGCATTGAGAGAGTTTATAAAAACTTTTCAACCGGATGTAGTAATGGAATACGAATACGAAGACCCAGAAAGTGGAGAAAAGGAGGTACGCCCGATTCCTATGGGCGTAGGGTTTTTTTACCCTTCCATCTAATTATTCCGTTTTACTACACACTCAAATTTTTGATATATGTTATTATGGAAATGGTGGATTCACTCAATCCGAAATATATAATATGCCGATACATTTGAGAAATTTCTACTATAATAGATTAGTAGATGCAAAAAAGAAAGAAAACGAAGCTAATAACAAAGCTAAAGTATCATCAGTTCCTAAAACACCATCTAAAGTGAGAGTTAAGAGATAACTCTCATTTTAGTTTATATAATATTTATATTCGGTAAAACATACGAAAAATGAAAATTTCAAAAAAAGAATCTGTATTGTTTAAAGAAACTCATAATAAATGGTTAAACGAAAGTAATTTTTTGGCCAAATTATTTGCTATGAGAGTAAAGAGTGCAGTTGAAAATGATAAAGATATTCAACAGGCTGTAAAAGATGCTGATTTATCTTTAGAAAAAACTAAAAAAAGTATTGAAAGTAGATTTGATGGAGATAAAGAAGCTGTAAAAGATGCTATTCCAAAAGATGTAAGAAAATACTTAGGGTTTGATTATTAAAATTTAGTATCGATAAATGGCAGAACACTCACACGCACATCAAGGTCAATCGCAGCAAGAGTATAATGAATTACTTAACATGACAAAATCTATGTTAGGTAAGATAAGTGACGCCATGTCAGAATTAGATGATAAAACTGATAAAAGAAATAAAAAACTTTCTACTCAAATATCACTTACAAAATCAATAATTGATAGTATTGAGAATGAAAAAGATTTGCAAGCTGCTATAAATCTTATTAATAAAAACAATGTTGTAGTATCATCTCAAAATTTTGGTGTAAATCAAAAATTGGTAAAAACCTTTTTGGCACAAAGTGATGCATTGCAGGGTATTTTAGAAAAACACAAAGCTGCGCATAAAATATTAGAAAAAGTTTATGGAGTTGTAGATGGTGTAAAAGATAAATTTGCAGGAGTAGTAGATAATATAGCACATGGACTTCATCACATACCACTTATTGGAGGTATGTTATCCGATGTTTTTCATCCTTTTGCCGAAAAAACCAAAAGAATGTTTGGTATTGTAGCCGAAAAATTTAAAATGGGGTTTGGAAGAGCATTTTTAGATGGTATTAAAAATGGACAAACTTTTCAAAAATCGGTTATTAGTGGTATAGGAGGAGGATTTAAATCTGCAGCCGGAATGGCGGCTAGATTAGCGGGTATGTTAGGGCCAGTCGGAATAGCTATAATTGGAATAGGAGCGGCTTTATCAATTGGCTTTGCAAGATTCCACGCAATCGAAGAAGCTGCACATGACTTTAAAACTACAACTGGTTTAGCTGCTGCTGATATTCATGATATCGAACATACCGTTCAGGGTGTAAGTAATAAATTTGGTTATTTAGGAGCTAGTGTAGCGGATGTATCAAAATACATGTCGGATTTTACTGAAGCGTTTGAGGGAACAGTTATTCCCGCTGAAAGTACTGTGGCATCGATTGCTGTATTAAATAAGAACTTCGGAGTTACTGCAAAATCGGCAGGAGAGGTAAATAAACTATTCCAAAATATGGGTGGTTTAAGTGAAGACCAGGCTCAATATTTAGCTAATTCAGTAGTAGAAATGTCTGCAATGGTAGGTGTTTCTCCTGAAAGAGTAATGAAAGATATGGCTGATAATGCCGGAGAAGCATATGAATTCTTTAGAGGTTCTCCGGAAGAATTGGCAAAGGCAGCCGTTTATGCAGCTAAAATGGGTTCTTCGATTAAAGATATGACGGCAAGTGCTAATAAATTGCTTGATTTCGAAGAAAGTATTTCTAAAGAATTAGAAGCATCTGCTTTATTAGGAACTAATTTAGATTTTTCAAAAGCAAGAGAATTAGCATATACCGGAGATTTATTGGGAATGCAAAAAGAGCTAACAAAAGAATTAGCGAATGTAGGTGATATAAATAAATTATCTTCATATGAAAAGCAGGCATTAGTTGATGCGACCGGACAGGAATTAGATACTTTATTGAATACCCAAAGAATTTACAATCAGTTTGGTGAATTAGATGAAGAAAGATTAGCTGCGGCAAACGCATTGATTGAGAGTGGTAAAGATATATCAAAAGTTGGTAGAGATGAGTTAGAGGCTCAAACTGCTAGAATGGCAAAGCAACAAAAAATGCAGGATATGATGGGAGGTATTAGTGAAAGATTATCTGCAATAGGCACTGCATTTTCTGATTTATTTGCTCCAATAGGAAGTTTTTTAGTAATGGGATTATTTCAGGCCGTTAAATTGATAGCAGGATTATTAATACCAACTCTTCAATTTGTTGGTTCTCTTATTAAAACTGTATTTTCTCCAATAGGATATTTGTTTGAAACTGTAAAAGCATTAGTGAATGAAGGGTTTGGTGGAATGGTGAAAAAATTACAAGAAATGGGACCTATAATGGCTACCATTGTTGGATTAGTTGGCACATTAGCAGCAATATGGGTTATCAGTATTTTACCTACTGTAATAGCAACCGTATCTTCTTTGGCTATTGGATTATTGGGAGCATTATTTGCAGGTATTGCAGCCGTATGGACTTTTGCAGCAGGATTGATAACATCTGCTATTGCTGCAATTAGTACAATGTCGGCTTTAACATTAGGTATCGGTGCAATTGCTATTATTGGGGGTATTGCAGCAGGAGCAGCGGCAATGAATAGTCAAACTGAAGGTGCTACTACAAAAGCTGAAAGTGTACAGGATGGGGTTATTTCTCCAGGTGGTAGTGTAATTTCTACTTCTCCGGATGATTATTTAATAGCTACTAAAAATCCTGGAACATTGGCAGAAACTGTTAGTCAAGGAGGAGGAACTTCTATGGAAGGTGTGATTGCGGAATTAAGAGAACTAAAAGCGGCATTTATGGCAAATAGAAATGTTTACATAGATGGTCAGGCTGTTACATCAAAAATTGCAAGTGTTGCAAGTAAAAACCCGGTAACCTAATTAAGATGCCTACAATATTAGAATTATTTAAATCCTCAAAAGAGAATAAACAAATACCTCAAAATAAGGCAACTTCTTATATTGCTGATAGAGGTCAATTTCTTATTGATAGGGAAAATAAATTGGGAAATTCAATTGAAAAAAGATTTGACCCTTTAACAGAAACTCGTTTAGAACAAGAGTTAAGTGGGTTAAGACCTATGAGATTGATTAATGCACCAACTTTATATGGAACTGATATAATCAGAATTTCTACTCAAAAAACATCTGATGTAGATGCAATGAAACTTTCAAAAAATCCAAACCAACAAATCAGTTTGGGAAAGATTGGAAGATTTCTAGAAAATGCTACTAACTTTGTAAATAAAAAATTAGGTATTCCTCAAAATATTTTTCCAACTTATGTAATTAATACAAAAGAATTTAAAGAAGGAAAAGCACCTAATAAAATGATTACATTGGGTGATATAAGAAAGGATGCTAGAGGAACTGCATTGGGTAGATTCTTAAAAGAAACAGGAGCAGGTACACCTTCACAATTAGCAAAACAATCATTTGGTAAAGCGATTAATTTAGCAAAAACTACAATTAGAACCGCTCTTTTAGGAGATAGAGTCATTCCTATAACATCTGGAAGTTTGGATAATTTCAATCAAAAATATTTTGAAGATGAATTTGATGGAACATATTCAAAATCAATGAAGGCTTTAACACAACCAGATGCAAAACAATCTTTTGATATTTCTAAGGTATCACCTATTTTTGGATTGGATAGAAGTAACACCGATGGTGGATATCCTGGATTATTTGGATTACCTAGAAAATTCGCTAATAAAGAGGCGATATATGGATTTCAATTATCATCTGGAACTGCTAATACAAAATTTGGAGAACCTACTCAAGTAGATTTAATTACAAAATATAATTCTCCTCTTAAACCTTATTATACAACGGGTTCATTAGATACAATAGAAGCTAAATTAAAGAACAATCCTATTTTAGAATTTATTAAACCTAAATCATTACAAAAAGGAAATTGGAAAAAAGATAAATATTCAACTGATACCACCAAAAAATCATATCATAACAATAATGAAAGAGTTTATGATAATAAATTAGATACTAGAAGAGGATTATATTCCGATAGAGATATATTAAATCAAACTGGAAGATTAAGTGAATCTGAATTAAAAACTATAAAATACAATGGTAAAACATTGGATGAGGTTGATTTAATTCCATTGAGATTTCAGAGAGTAAATGATGGAGCAGCTGTATATTTTAGAGCTTTGGTGACTGGATTCAATGAACAATTTTCCCCATCATGGGAAAACACAAAGATGTTAGGTTCGCCTTTTAGTTTTTATAACTATAATGGAATAGAAAGAAAGGTGAGTTTTAACTTAAAAGCATATTCAATGTCTCAAGCTGAATTGGTAATGATGTGGAGAAGATTGGAGTTTTTAGCACATTGTACATATCCATATCAGTATAATGCAGGTATAGTAGAACCAACATTGTTATATTTTACATATGGAAATATTTACAACAAAAAAGCTTGTTTTGTTGATAGTTTATCATATTCAATAGAAGATGCTGAAAATCTTTGGGAATTGGGAGGTGGATACTTAAAAACTAAAGCCGGAACATTTAATAGTGAATTCGGAGGAAAGTTTTATGCAGGAACATTAAATGGTGAAGAAAGATCAAAAGAGAATGGTAAAAGTGCTCAAGTAAATGAACTTCCATTAAATGTTGCTAATGTATCTACTGGTGTTTTCACATCTCCATCAAGTAGTATCAATTCATCGAGAAACGAAATATATGATAAAAATTTAAAACGTTCAAATATTGTAGAGGGTAATAAAAAGATTTCTGTAAGTACTGGAAATTATAATATGGAAAATTATAAATTACCTAAGATTATAAGCATAACGACAACGCTTACATTCATAGAAACAAAATCTACAACTGATTTCAATCTTTATGGATATGGTAAAAAAGTAATGTAATGAGATATAACGTAAAAAATTTTAAAAGATTAGCGGATGGTAAAAAAGTATTGAAAACATCAATACCTAAAACTATTCCAAAAAGAGATGATGATATTTACATTATTACTCAAGAAACTGATAGATTAGATTTATTAGCAAGTGAATTTTATAAAGATAGTTCTTTATGGTGGATTATCGCTACTGCTAATAATTTAAATGGTGTAAATATTGGATTAGAAGCGGGATTACAATTAAGAATTCCTAAAAATAAATTTGATATAATAAATCAATATTAATGGCATTTCCTTTTTATAAAAGTATAGATTCGTATATAGTAAGTGAATTAAGAGCTAGATCATCAAATAATAATGTTCAGCTATCTAAACTAATGCCTTGGATAAAAGCAACCACTAGTTTAGAGGGTAGATATTCAATTGGTACTGATTCATATTCAACTTTGTTTGGAGGAGGTTCAACTGATTCATATACCACTACTTCACAATGGAAATATAGACCCAACCCTATTATAACTGATTTTTCAGTAGATTTTGCTAGTAGAGGAACATTGAGAAGATGTACATTAAAAATAAAATGTTTTACTCCTGATCAATTAAGATTAATTCAACAAAATTTTTTAGAACCTGGTATAAGTGTGTATGTTCAATGGGGATGGAATTATTCCGTTGAAAAAAACAAAGCAATTGGCCCAACTGATGTAAGTGCTGGTACTGTTCAAAAATATAATAGAAATGCAGCTGAATTAAATAATATAAGAGCTGCTAACTATGGATGTTATGATAACTTTGTAGGTATAATAGGAGGTGGTGAATCCGTTGTTGCTGGTATTGAATTTGATGTTAATGTTAAAATGGTATCTTTGGGAGAAATTTTAATGGGTAAAAGTGGTGAAACGGTTGTACCTGATGCAGAGGCAGAAAAAGTAAAACCAGTAAGTCATCCAAATAGTAAAGCTACTTTAGAACAAAATAGAAATACAAAACTAAATTGGGTTTATTGTTTTGATCAATTGCCAGATGAATTAAGAAATAATAATACTCTTAAAATAGAAGATACATTTAAGTATAATTCTGATTTTATAAACTATAATGAAAGTTTAGTTACAGAGGCAAAAGAAGAAACAAGTGAGGGTTGGTTTAGTGGAGATTTAACATTTAAAGGAAAATCTTTTGAAGCAGCAGATGCGGATAACCCAATTAATGGTGGTAAATTTATGAGTTTTGATGCATTTATCAAATTATTAAATGCAGCAAGAATTAAATTAATTGCAAATAATACCGTTGATTTTGCAATAGATATATCGAATACTTACATAGGTTCTTTTTCTAGAATCTTTTCAACGGATGAAAGGATATATATACCCAATTCAACTTGTTATAATTATTTAGATGATATTATTTTATTAAACCCATCAGGAGTTTCATCAAATACTGCATTGGATACTTCAGTAAATGGTAGGTCTTTTCCAAAAAACGGAGCAACTACTGTAACATTTGAAGGTCAATCGGTTACTTTACCTGCTGGTAAACATGGGTGGATAGGAGATGTATATATCGAAAATGAAATGGCAATTGAAGCCCTTAAAAATCAAACAACTCCAATTAAAGAAGTATTAGATGGTGTATTGAAAAAAATGGAGGATGCTGTTGAGGGATTATGGTCGTTTCAAATTTTGGAAGATAAATCTGGAACTGCTACTAAATTAAGAATTGCTGATGCAAATTTAAGAAATGTAAGAAGTGGAAACAATGGTTCTAATGTTCAAGTATTTGAAATGTTTGGTACAAATAGTTTCTTTTTAGATGCAAATTTCAATTTGGATATTCCAAAGGAAATGGCGAGTAAGGTTTATATGGAAAAATCGGTTGATAGTGTTCAATCGCCGGATGAATTAACTGGATTATTTTCTTCTAAAAAAGATGTTGTATTGGGAAAATTAAACAAAGAAGCATATGATGCAACTATTGTAAAACCTGAAGAAGAAGACCCAAAACAAAAATGGATAGAATTTAGAAGAAACATAAAGTTATTAGTAAATCCTAATATAATTTCAGTTGCAGATATTGGAGATGGTAATATGGATGAATGGGCTATATGTGGTAATTATTTAAATAAGAGAAAATTTAATGATATCAGAAAACAAGATTTGGGTTATACCGGTGGAGGAGAGGTTTATAATGGTAGAAGTTTGCCGGTAGGATTTGATTTTACTGTTTTAGGAATGAGTGGTTTTCAAGTTGGACATCTATTTAGTATAAAAGGATTACCGGACCAATATAGCATTAATAGAGGAGCATTTCAGATTGAAGAAATAACTCATAAGGTTGATGGTAAACAATGGATTACTGAAGTTAAAAGTCATTTTAGACCTTTTTATAAGTAAATTATGATTAGTAATTACAAAAAATTAAAAAAGATATCTATTAAGAATAGAATACCTAGAGCTCATTTTCCTAAACCAACGAATAGAGATTATGAAATAGGCTTTATAAGAAGGTATTTTACTCAAATGAGAGCAACACCAGGAGCACCAATATTTGAAATAAACGAAGATACATTTTCGGATTATTCAAATACATCGTATTATGTTGGTGTAATGATAAATTGGAAAATAACCGGAGATTTAGAAGACAAATATACCGAAAAAGGAGAATATATTCCTTCAGTACACACTGTAAACACCTTATCAATTAGAGAAGGAGAAAAAATATTACCTGAATTAAATTTATATTTGGTAAATACAAAACAATTTCATAGATTAGTATAGTTATAAATAAACAACAAAGTTATATGGCAAATTTTAAACATCTATCGGATTTAGAAATCCAACAAATGACCTTCGATTGGAGGTATCGTGGATTCACCACATTAGACTTATTAACCGAAGAGCAATGTGATGAAATCAATGATGAATTAGAAAGATTAAGACAGGAAAGAAAAGGAACACTTACACCCGATGGTAAAGAATGGGGAGAGTGGGATCCATTTGCATATCCTCATAAAATTTCTGAAAAGTTAGAAAAATTATTCGTTCACCCTAAAATAATTGAAGCGTGTGAATTCCTTATGGAAGGGGAGATTGTGGGTATGCAGACTTGGGCGTACTTCAAACCACCTGGACAATTAGGTAGAGATATGCACCAAAATGCGTTCTACACAGGATGTGGGCATAATGAAATTATTAATACTGCATTAGCATTGGACAATCATGATGCTGGTAATGGTGCAGTGTGGAATTATGAAGGCTCACATAGATTACCAACTCTTCCAATTGAAGTAGATGAGGAAAGAGCTAAAACCAATCCATCATTTTGGAGAAACGAAAGAGGTAAACCGTGTGTAATGCCAGAGGGACATGATTTCCGTAAAGTGGAAGGAGTTCTTAAGAAGGGGCAGGTCGTTTTACTTCATTCACATTGTGTTCATGGTTCAGAACCAAATAATTCAAATCGTTTTAGAAGAAATTTCTTAGGTGGATATTTGAAAAGAGGTGCGTACTTCAATCAGGGTAATCATATGAAAAGAGAGCCTATTGAATTAAAACCTTTGCAAGAAAAATATTGGAATTCTTAAAAATTATTCGTATATTTGTTTCCTATGGTAAAATTCGTAGAGAACAAAATATCCGGTAGAGAATTTCTAAAAAGATACACTTCTGAAAAAAGTGTAATATTCCCTTTATTTAAAAATAGAAAAGAGCACCCCGTAGTGAATAAACTACTGGGTGCTTTTGTTTTTATCGGAGATGATTGTTATGTTTTAACAAATGGACATAACGATTCTTTGGATGCACCATTAGAAGTGTTAAAATCAGGCGAAGCCCCTAAATTTATCTTTGATAGTAAATGGTTTCTCCATAAAATGAAATTACCCAATTCACATAGTGTTGATGTTCTATATCATCTCAATCAGTTTAAAACTTATGAATATGATATGATATATAATTCTTTCACAAAGGGGTATCGTAATAAAGATGATTTAAGTTTTATACCAATTAGTATTATAATAAAAGGTATAGTAGATTTTGTAAATGAAAACATTAAGTATGCGAATACGAAGGGGGTTGGGGGTTACGATTTCTACAATACCTTAGTCCTACCGGAATTCCAAAAAATTGAAAGTAATGGAATCCCTACAACACATGGTTATGAATATTCCCTTTATAACAACTTTACAACCACTGGCAGACCATCAAATACTTTTGCTGGGGTAAACTACTCCGCACTAAATAAATCGGATGGTAGCAGGGATTATATCGTTTCTAAGAGGGATGAATTGGTTCAATTTGATTTTGATGGATACCACGTTCGTTTGATAGCAAATTTAGTAGGAGAACCCATCCCCGAAGAATCCGCTCATGAGTGGTTAGGAAAACAATACTTTGGGAAAGAGGTATTGAGTGATGAGGAATATCTTAATAGTAAGAAATTAACATTCCAACAATTGTATGGAGGAATAGATGTCGAGAATTTAGAGATTCCATTTTTTCAAAAGACGGATGCATTTATCAAAAAGATGTATAAAGACTTTTTGATTAATGGGTATTTGGAAACTAAAGTAGGTAAACGTATTCCATTCCAAAAAATAGATAATCATAATCCACAAAAGGTATTCAATTATTATTTACAATCATTGGAGACCGAAACGAATGCATTTCTAATTAAAAAATTAAACAAATTGTTAGAAAATAGGAAAACAAAATTAGTATTATACACCTATGATTCGTTTTTATTTGATGTTGATAATAGTGATATTCTAATTTTGGATGATATAGAAAAGATTTTGAATAGAATTGCACCTACCGAAATGCTAAAAAGTAAGACTTATGGAAATATCTAATACTTATATAGTAGAAAAAGTATTAAATATTTTTAAATGAAAACACAGTTACTATGTACATTTGCGGAAAATGATAGCTTACAAGATACACTTCAAAAAGTAAGAGAAAATTATAAAATTGTTTATAACTACATTTATGTTTTACAAAATAAAACAAATTTGGAAGAATTGTATATTACATATAATATAGATGTAGAATTTAGACCACCGGTTCAATTAGAAAATACAATTTTAGTTCATAGAAAAAAACAGTCTAACACACTTTACACTATTAATGCTCTTAATCAACTTATTAAGGAAGAAAATGGTGGAGTTTTAGATACTAATTTTTCTTTGGACTGGGAAAAATTTAAAAACTCAATTATTCTTACGGGAGCTACCGGTATTAGAAAAATCCCTACAAGAATATTTCAAAAGATTGAATTCAATTAATATATAAAATGATTGCAATTAGTAAAATTATTGATGAAATTTTATTGGAACATTCCGTAACTTACCCAATACCATCGTTGAATGATATTGAGCAAGTAAATCATCTTATTGAATGTGCTAATAAATTAGGATATTCTCAATACGTTCCGTTTATAAAAGAAACATTTTTAAAAGAAGAAGATAGTAAAAACCCTTCAACTCCTGTAAAAAAGGATGATAGTAAAGAAGGAGAATCTTCTGAATTTCCTGGCAAATATCATTTAGGAGGTGGATATTATTCATCTAAGCAAGGAGGAGGAGTTGAATTTAAAAATGATAATGGAAACCTTAGACCCGTAACTCCTGAAGAAAAAGCAGAATTTGAAAAGAAATCTGGAACATCGGATGAAACTCCTATTGAGCCAGATACTAAACAACCACCACAGGAAACCCCTGCAGAGGATACACAAAAGGAAGATGATATTAAAAATAATCCTGAAAAAATTTTAAATGACCCATCTGCTAGTTCTAAGGATGTAGCAAGAGCTACTTTTTCTAAAATAAAAAACGATAACCTTAAAAGAAAGCAAAAAGATGATCCAGAGTATCAATCTAAACTTAAAAAGGATGTAGTTGAAAAAAATAATCAATTAGTAGATGATTTTAGAGAAATAGAAAGTGAAGATGGTAAATTGGATGCTGAAGTAACCGAAAACGGTTCTATCTTAATTGGGGTTGAACATGGAGAAGGAAACGAAAGTACAAAACAAATTATAGATAAATTAAAATCTTTACCAAAAGATGCAAAGGTAATGTTTGTAGGCGAAGGCGGTGTTGGATTAGATGATAATGGTAAAGTTGATTTTGTAGGAGAGCAAGCTGAAATTAGAGATGCTTTTTTAGACCACTTTGAAAATGGTAGAGAAGAAAGTTGGGATGAAAATGGAGATGTAAGAAATTCAGATGCACCTATATTTGATGAAATTGCTAAATCATATGGTGGTGATAAAAATAAAGCATTGGCATCAGTTTGGACTAATATGGTTGGTCAAGGAGATGATTTGGATGCGGAAGATTATCTTACCGATGAAACAAAAGAATGGATTAAAAGTGAAGCTAAAAAAGGTGGTAGTGGAGAATTTGATGGAGATGTAGATTGGAATAATCTTTCATTAGAACAAAAAGAAGATCTTTATCAATTGAATTATAGAGATGACCAAAATTATGGTGAAACCGAATTATCTAAAGGTCAAAAAGCATTTAATGATTTTAGACAAAAGGAATTAGATAGAAAAATAAAAGACGGAGAGGAAAAGGGTTATACTGTTATTGCAACAATGGGTAATTCTCATGTTGGAATGTGGAGAGAGCGAAATAAAAATAAAAAAGATACATTTAAACCACAATCTTTAAGAAACTTACAAAAAGAATTACCTGAAGTAGATAAAGATGTATTCAATAAAGAATCTGATATAGATAAAATACCTTCTGATAAAAAAGAAGAAATATCTATGAAGATTGATGAGTTAGCATCAAAGGCGGCTAAAGGAGAAGATTTCAATCTTTGTGATATAACTGTGCCTGATACAAACTTATATTGTGATGATAATCAGGGAATACCGAGAGCAGAAATGCCTCAATTCAAAGGTAAACCTCTTCCAGGAACTCCTGCTGAAGACCTTCCAAAAGATAGCAAGGGTGAAGTAGATACCGAACCTCTTTTCAAAAAAATGTTAAAAGAGAAAGGTATTAAAACCGTAGAAACCGAATTACCATCTGATAAATTAAAGGCAACACAAAGTGAATTAGTTGGTAGTAAGGTAGCAGGAATGGCAAAAGCATTGGAAGAAGACCCTAACAATCCAGGTATTACTGCACCAATTTATGTAAGTAGAGATGGATTTGTAATTGATGGTCACCATAGATGGGCGGCAGTTACATCTGCGGCTATCAAAGATGGTAAACCTGCTAATATGAAAGTTATTGTTGTGGATATGGATATTAAAGATGCTATCCCAATGTGTAACCAATTCGCTGAAGAGCAAGGAATTGCTGCAAAGAAAGCCGATGCAAATGATGGGGAAACTCCTAAACCTAAAAAAGCAGACGAAACCCCTAATCAGAGAGTTTATAATGTAGGTGGTAATTATTATTCAGATACTCCAAACGGCCCTGCACAATATATTAAAACTGAAAGTGTTGTTAAAAAAATATTTGTAGAAGAAGATGTTAAATTTTTCCATTTAATATTTGAAGCAGTTGTAACAAAAGTAGATGGTAATGGTAACCCAATTAAATTAACTGTAATTGAACCAAAAGATCAACCTGAAGCTACGCAAAAAGCTGATCAAGAAGATAAAGGAAGTGAGCAATCAACAAATGTAACACCTGTTAAAGGTGATTGGAAAAATAAGGCACTCCAACAAATGAGTAAAGACAAATATAAAGATTCTATTTTGGATGATAATCTTAAAGAGAATATTTCTAATATTGTTGATAAAATGTTGAATGGTGTAGATTTGACAGATGAAGAAAAAGTAATAGCTAAAGATTATATAAAAATTGTTAAAACTGATTCTAAGGTAAAACTATATATTGCATCTAAAACAAAAGGTGATTGGTCTCAACAAGGATATATCAAAGTTGAAATAGGAAGTGGTAATGCTGCTAAAAAATGGGCAGATGAAGCGAGTGGTAAATATGATGTAACATCTGGTGCATCTTCTCAGGGTGTTTTTGGTAAGAAACAAAACTCTCCTGCAAAATTAAATGATAAACGAAAAAAGGCAAAGATAGAAGAAATCGATGAAAACACCATTATGTTTAATGGTAAAAAAATGACTAAATTGCCCGTTTTATCATTTGATGAAATCAAATCCCAACTAAAATCTGAAAATCCTAATTTAGATGAAAAGGAATTAAATAAAAAAGCGGCAATTTTAGAAAGAAGAATAAAGAGATATAATGATAATATTGATGCATTTAAAGAGGTAATAAGAGAAGGTGGTGGTGAATTTGAATACGTTGATTTTGGAGATGTTGATACTCCTGAAAATAGAGGTAAGGCAATACAAAATATGGTTGATATAGCACTTGAAAACTTTAAAACTAAATTAGGCGAAAAAGCTAACGTTGAAGAAAATAAAGTGGTATTGGATACCTTAGAAAAATTAAAGAAATTTGAAGGAATTAATTTAGAAACCGATGAAGAAGCTAGAAAGGAATATGAGCAAACCTTATCAGATTTGATTGTTCATATGACTAATAGTAAAGACTTTAGAGATGGTGTTGCTGATTTTGCGGAATATAAAGTTGCAATGGAATTATTAGGTAGAGGATATCCTACATATTTACCATCTGATGAAGCATTTAAAACTGCGGATGTATTGGTTGTAAATTCAGCGGAACTAAGTGATTTATCGGATAAATCAAAAGCACTTCAACTTCTTTATGTAACATTAGAATTCTCCGGTGGTATAAGTGTTAAGTATCAAGGAGGTGGTGCTGGAAATAGTGATGAGAAGGTAAAGAAAACTAGATTTAAAAACAATGAAACTAGAAAGAGATTAAATGGTATGTTGGCTACATATGATACTATGTATCCTAATGATAGAATGCCACCTAATTTCCCTCCATCTCAAGAAACATTAGATGAGTTAAGTGCCGTTCATGAAGATAATAAAAAATGGGCAATTGAAAATGGTATCGCTACTGAAGCTGAACTTAAAAAAGCTGAAGAGTGGGCTGATAAAAGAATCGAAGCGGTATTAAAAACATTCACTTCAAATGGTGTTATGGATTGTATGAGTGATGATGAGAAAGCTCGTTTTAAAGAAACTATGAGGTCTTATTATAGAAACCAAAAATTAATGGAGGTTATTTATAATAATGATGCTGATTATACTTTATTTGGAAATAGTAATCAGAAAATTAAAGTTAGTAAGGGAAAAGCAGTTGCAAATGAATCGGATGTAGCAGATGGGGTTGAAGAAATTTGTTATATGAAGATTAAAGATGATGTAGGATTTAATTATTCAAAGCAAGGAGATTGTACTGTTGTAAAACCCTCTAACCGTAACCCATCTGAAATTCATTCGCATAAGCCTTCAATAAAATAAATTTGGATATTTGGTAATTTATTCGTATATTTGTAAAAACAAAATATAGAATGGAAGAAAATATCAAATTAGAAGAAACTGCGATAGAGCATTGCGAAAGGGTGTATCCAGAAATGATGAAGGAGTTCAAAAAGATTCAATCTGAAATGTATGAAACTTTTTGTAAGAAACAAAGAAACTATGGACCTGGTAATATTTCAGTAGGAACTGCATTACAAAGTAAAGAGGATGTAAAATTATCACTTACAGGTCTTTGGTTTAGAATCAATGATAAAGTTCAAAGATTGAAGCAATTGGTAGTGATGGGACAGCCGGATGAAGTAGGAGAATCTATTCAAGATACCTATGAAGATTTATCAGTTTATGGTATTATTGCTCAATTGGTTAGTAGAGGAAAGTGGGCTAAATAATTAGATAAATTACGGTTTGTAATATCTAAAAATATTTTTTTGTTTTAATATATTCGTATATATTTATAGATGATTTCCCACTTAATTCTTCATTATGAACCGTTTGTTACAAAAACTAATTAATTACTTTTTTCCCTTTAAAGAGGGAGAGTTCCCCGCAACACCAAAAGGATTTAGAGCCGCTCAAAAATGGGCTCAATCTCAACCACATTCTTATTCAGAAAATCTTTCACTTTGGGAAGAAATGTATGAACACCATATGGATGGGTATTGGACATTGGCTAAAATCAATGAACAAAAAAGATTGGCTGATAAATACAAAGGTGTAAAAGAGAATCGAAAGAATACAAAAAAATATTCTTTAAAAAAATCTTAAAAGACTTGGAACTTAGAGATATATTTCGTATATTTGTATCTCTAAGTTTTTGATTTGCGAATATTTATATTCGTAAGTAATAAACTTAAATTTTAAACTTTAAAAACTATAAATTATGTCAACGAACATTGATGCAATCAGAGCCCGTCTGAACAAACTTCAGGGCACACAAAAGACAGCCGACAGTCTATGGAAACCTTCAGTCGGAAAACACCAATTACGTTTAGTACCTTACAAATTCAACAAGGAAATTCCTTTTATTGAATTGTATTTTCACTACAACATCAACAACAAATCCTATCTTTCACCAGCTTCTTTCGGAAGACCTGACCCAATCGTAGAGTTTGCAGATAAACTTAAGAGAATGGGTGGTAAAGAAGATTACCGCGAAGCTAAGAAAATGGAGCCAAAATTAAGAACTTTTGTGCCAGTAATCGTAAGAGGATTGGAACATGAAGGAGTTAAATTTTGGGGGTTTGGTAAAACCGTTTATCAAGAATTATTGGGTTATTTTGCTGACCCTGATTACGGTGATTTATCACATCCTATTAACGGAAGAGATATTGTAGTAGATTACACTGCTCCAGAGGGCGGAGCATCTTACCCAACAACAACTATTAGAGTAAAACCTAACTCTACTAAATTACATGATGAAGATTCTAAAATTAGAGAGTTGTTGGAAAATCAAAAAGATATTACATCTATTTATTCTGAATTATCTTATGATGAGTTAAAGAAAATTTTAGAGAATTGGTTAAGTGGTAACACAACTGATGATACTGAAACATCTGTAACTCAAGAAACTGTTGTTGCTAAATCAGAACAATCTGTATCAGATTCATTTGATTTTGATTCTAAACCTCATCAATTAGATGATGTAGTAGAAGCACCAAAAGCACAACCAACATCTGACTTACCTTGGGATGATGAAAAACCAGCGGTAGCTAAAACTACTCAACAAGTAGCAGATG